AAAAGACGACATTTGGGGTGGACTTGGTTCACTTAGATTGTATATGGCAGTACAACACAAAGAGTTCATTAATAGAATGCTTTTAGCCGATGTTGAAAGCGATGCAGCAGGTTCAAGTGGTGCTCACACAGGTACACAAGACTTTGAATCCCTTGATAGAATCGTATCAAGTGATGCAGAGGAAGATGCACTAGGTGGAAGCCACTCTGGATTTTACGATCCTTGGGCTGCTGATGCTACCGTTGACAGAGATGGAAACGGTGGAGAATTTGACTGTACAGTAGAATCTGCTTCTGGTACTATCGGTACCGACGGTGTACTTACTGACGATGTCTTAAGAACTTTCTTAAGAAAGATTAGAATCGCAGCAGGTAAAGATCCAAATGTATTCCTAGGCTCCCATGAAGTCTACTCTGAGATACAAGGCTTATACATGCCAAGTGTCCGTATTGCAAACCCATACGGTGAGCAATTAGTTCAGGTAGACGTAAACGGTATCCAGACCTTCAAAGGAACTGGTACTGGTATTCATGTCGACTCTATCTATGGAATTCCATTTATTCCAACAAAAGATGCACCATCTAATGGTTCAACTGAAGTTGGAAGACTCTTTGCATTAGATACATCTGATGCAGAAGGATATGGTTATCCAAGAATCGGAATACAAGTGGCTATACCAACCGAGTATTACGAAGCAACTAGAAGATCTGCTGGCTATCCATTCGTGAACAATGCTTTTGTAGAAAAAGGTGTGTTCAGAACAATGGGTGAGACAGTTTGTCGCCATTTCAAATCACAAGGTAAGATCAGATATATTAAACTCTAGTCATACCAACCCTCTTTTTACCCCTTTTTTTATATTAACTTTATATATTAGGGGTTCATACATTTCCTTATGGCAATAGCAATTGTACAAAATGCCGACCATAAAAGTCTTACAGGAAAGACACTATCTATCCAAGCAGAACTGACTTCTAAGTTAAAGTCGACCATTGTCGATGTCACCTATGGTGCATCCGATGGGTATGCTACTAATGGTAATGTAGTTGATCTTTCTTTAGGAAGTAGAATCAGTACTGTAATTGGAGCACAAATCCTCCACTGCAATAAAGGTCTACTTTTACAGTACGTACCAGCAGCAGCAGGTGCAGCAGCAACTGGTAAGATAAAATGTTTCGGACATACTCCAACAAGCTCTACAGCAACCGTTGTAGCCCTTGAGGAACTAGATAGTGCAGATACAGCAGTCAATTCAATGACTATTCGTATCCGAATTATCGGTTACTAGACTAAGACCTAGTCATATTTTTTTTCTTAATAATGTTTATATATGACCGATATAACAATTAATCATGACTTATACCAATCATAATGTAAAAGATGTAGCTGGTACTAGTACTGTTAAAGCAGGACATGGTGTAATTGTCGCAGTTTACGTTACAAAAGCAGGTGCTAGTGGAGATAAAATAGTATTTCATAACGGTGTAGATGCAAGTGCTCCAGTAGAATTTACTGTGTATGGTGAAGGTATTCAACATGTACAAGACATATTTAGAAGATTTGAAGCTGGTATTCATGTAGTTGCAACAGGAAGTACTGCTAAATACATAGTAGTGTATAAATAAATCTTTAAATATAAAGTGACATTATATATTAATGTATGGTTACTACAACTACATATTGCACTGTCGGAGATATTAGTGATTTCTTAAGAGTTCCTATAACCAGTACTACCACTCCAAACAAGGAAATGGTACGTAAAATCATTGCCAGAAAAGAAGAGGAATTAGACAGAAGAATAGGTCATACTTGGAAAACAAAAAAGATAACAAGAGAAGTTCACGATTTACCTTTACTATATACATTCGGATGGGGTACTCCAGTATTCTTACAGCATAGAAATATACATATTCTTGATGGAACAGAAGGTGATAAAATAGAAGTTTGGAAAGGAGAATCTGATACATGGGAAAATGTAGTAGGTCAAAATCAATGGTACAACTGTGAATATGAGAGAGGTACTTTACACTTAAGAGGTTACTTGTTTACCATCCTAAGAAAGAATAGAATTAGAGTTACTTACCGTTATGGTGGTGATAATTTTGCAGGTGATACAGTTATACCATTAGATGTCACAGATGCAATTATTAAAATGACCTCAATAGAAGTCATGAATACTTCATTCCGTATGGATGAGATTCCAAGTGGTGGAAGTGTATCCCCTAGTGAATCTAAAAGGTATTGGCAAGAAGACATAGACCTATGTATATCTAACCGTAGGGAAGTGTTTGTTATACCTTGAGAGGCAGTACATCTTTTAGACGTAATGAGGCTAGGAGATTAAGTAGAAAAGCAGATAAATTAGATTTACAATCTAGGGCTTTGAATGGGAAGAATCCTAAACAAGATGAAGTAGAAATAAAAGGTGTTGCATTTAAAGTCCCAAATGGAAATTCACTTAATTTGAATTATGGTGATATTAGTGATCATGCACTACTACAAGTTATTGAAGGTCTTCAAGACCCAATAGGGAATATAAAGAAAAATGAGCCGTCAGATCAATATGTTGATTTTAACCATCAATTAAAAAGTAGTATATTTAGAAAGAATGAAAACTACCCTGATGGTTGGAGACAGCCAATATATCCTGCTGGGAAAACCAGTAAAACTGATCAAACACAGGGTAGAAAACCAAATATCCAAGGAATTAGACAATGGGTAGAAGATGTCAAACTTGCAGGTAAGTCACAAAGAGAACTTGAATTGGAATATAATACAATGTATGAACAAGATTCAATGAACGGATGGGACGATAAAAAAATGGAAAGACTGATAAATTCTATAGCATTTGCAGTTTCTAGAAAGATATGGTATGTTGGTAGAAAACCAAGTAGTATGAGTAATAAAGAATGGGAAAAAGACACTAAAGATATGAGACCTTCAGATGGAAGTTATAATAAAGGTCAAAAAGGAAGAAAGTATGGTGAGAGTGGAGGTTCAAGTGTTTTTACCAGTTACAAAACTGTACCTGAAAATTGGGGAGAAAGAGGCAATCCTTACCTTCAAGAAGAATATTCTTATAGCAGTGGTGACCCAGATCATAATGGGAGCGATTAATGACGATAACAACTTATGATGCAGTGGATGATATTATTACTCTATTAAGAACTAAATGGTCTAGTTTACGCCCACCTCACATCACTAAAGTATGGGAAAAGAGAACTGTTGGATTCATAGATGACAGAAGTGATGAAATTATTGTATCTCCAAAAGGCGAAGATATACAAGTTTATGGTCTAGGCGGCAGTGCATACTGGCATGAACAGATAATAGAATTGGATATTCGTACATATCAAAATATTAAAAGACATGATAAAGTAGTAAAAGAGGTGGTTAAAATCATAAAAGATAACATGGTAGGAACCACTTATACTGATTTGAGAGTAGTAGGTTCATACAGTAGAAACTTTCAATTCCGTAACATGTTCGACTATGTTATAACTCTATCATACAGAAAAGCCAACCCTGTTTAAAAATCTTTATATACCTTAACTACCTCATTCTAGTATGACCAATCGTGTATCATCTACATCATCTAACATACTTACTGGTGGTAGCGTATCTGTCGGATATGGTTATGAAACAGCATTTAATACAGCTCAATCAACTATAGATAAATCATTTGGTCTAAATGCAAAAGTAACAAGTTTAACATTAAACACGTCTCAAGTATCTCTTAATAAATTAGGTCAAGTAGAACCAACTAAATTCGTTTTCGGTCAACAACAAGGATCTCTAGGAGTTAGTTTTGTTCTTGATGATCTTGAATCACATAGAATATTTAGATGTATTTATGAAAATGCTGGTAGTACTCTACAAAGTCAAGGAGGAACATCTTTTGCTTATCCAACAGCATTAGGTGAAAACTCAACAGGTGTAAAAACTCCTGCAACAATAACAACCCGAATACAAGTACTTACTTCTGGAACTGTTGGTTCAGGTCTTATGCAAACAAGATCATTAACTGGATGCACTGTTAATAACATGTCATTAAATACAAGTATTGGTGAAGTTGTAAATGCTACTGTAGACATGGCTTTCGCAGAAGAAAGTACTGCTACAATTGAAACAGCAGCAAGCACCTTTAAAACTCAAGTACAAGTTAATTCAGCAGTACTTACTCCTTACACATTCGCTCATGGTGAAGTAAAAGTAGGTACAGGTGGAAGTGGTGCATTAGTTAAGGTATTTGACATTCAAGATATAGATGTTTCATTTGCAACAAGTGCAGAATTACTCTATGCATTAGGTAGTCACTATGCACAAAATTCATTTAGAAAAGTATTTGATATTGGTGGTAGATTTAAAACAACTTTCAAAGACAGTGCATTATTACAATATGTTATTGATCAATCAATTATTCTTGCAGATGGATCACTTGAAACTGAAACATTAACAGGAACAGGTGGAGTTGGATTATCATTAAAATTCACAAATGGTAGTAAATCAATATTAATAGAATTTGGTGGAGTTTCACTAACTGATCACAGTACAAGTGGACTTGAGCCAAACGAAGTATTATATGAAGATGTCAGTTTCAAAGCAAAATCTTCTAGAATCACAGTAGATTCATCATAAGACTTATTAATAACCATAATTATTAATTTTTAATGACTTTAATACCAATTGATATTACTTACAATGGTAAACCTGCTGTGGTTGAATTTGAAGATTCACTTACATTCGGTGATACTGAAATGTTAATTGGTAACTCTGTTGACATTAGTGATGTTACAAAACCTAAAATTGACATACAAAGATATAGATTAAACTTACTAGTGTTAACAATTAAAAAAGCACCTTTTAAAATTGGTGATGTAACAACAATAAAAATGACAGATTCTAAAGTCATAAAATCAATACTAAAGGAGATAGTAAAAATACACCCTTTAACGACCTATATCGAGGACTGGATGGAAACATTCATGAGCTCACAGGATATGAGCAATTTAGATATTCCATCTACTACCACTGTGCCACGCAATTCTGCTGGGACAAAGAAACAGTCGACAGGCAAGAAATAGACTATTTAAAGAAACTATTTGCCACTCATACTAAAATGATGAATGAGGCTTCTGGTAAAGGTCAAATGCCTCCAATGTCTAAAAATATGAGTAAAAACTTTAAATAGTAATTACGGTATTTATATATCATGACTGAAGCATCAGATAATAAATTAATGAAACGTTTTGATGAACTATTAGAGAAACTCATTAAAACTGTTGAGGGATTAAATGGTGTAACAGTAAATGGTATTTCTGTAATGGTAAAATCCATTGCACAGGAAAGTATGAGTATTGATACAAACAAAACCAAAAGGAAACAAATTGTAGCAGAACTAAAAATAAACAAAACTCAGTTAGATATGAAGGAAAAATTAAAAGGAGTAGATGAACACCTTGTCAGACTTAGACATAAATTAAATATGGATCAGGAAAGAGAACACGGTGAACAAGTAAGAAGAAATATTAGTTTAAGACGTAATATGGATAATTTTAATGAAGCATTAAGTAAAACAAAACAAGCAATAATGGGTGGAGCTGGTTTCCAATCAGCCCTAGGAACAACAGTTAAAAAGATGGCTGGTATGACTAGAGGTTATCAAGAACATGAGATTGCATTACAGCAACTAACAACAGCAGAAGAATCACTAGAGGATGCATTTGATAAATTAGCAGAAGCATTTCGTACTGGAGATGATGCAGATGTAACAAGAGCAGATAAAGAAGTTGACACTAAAATTGGTGAAGTTAGTAAAGCTGAAGATAGAGCAAGTGATACATACGATGATTCAAAAGAAACTCAAGGAAGATTTAAACCATTATTTGAAAAGTTATCAAAATTGGGAGATTTCCTAGGTAAGAAGGCAATTCCTATTGGAATAGGTGTCGGTGTTGCTGGTATATTTATGAGTATTATTGTAAAGGCTTTTAGTGCCTCCCCATTGTTTGCAGCAATGATGAAATTAATGAAGTTCATGGTTACTCTTATTCTCATGCCAATAGGTACGTTCTTTGGAGCTTTACTCAGACCTATACTAATCATGTTGCTTAGAAAATTCATAGTACCAATGTATTCAAAATGGATGCCTGCTGCAATAACAATGGGTACTGAACTAGGTGAGTGGATTGCATCTTGGAGTTGGGAGAGTTTTATGGAAGCAATAAACTCATTAAATCCATTTCACGAAACAGAAACTGAAGCAGAAAAAGCTGCAAGATTAGAAGCTGAAAAGAAAGAAGCTGAACGAATTGCAAAAGAAGGTACTGAGGGGACAACCACTCCAGATGGTAACTACCAAGTAACTGAACAATCAGATTTGGATTTTATTCAGTTTACTAAAGACCTTAAAGCTTTGTGGGAATTAATAAAAAATCCAGCAGGTGATACAGAAAAAACAATTAACGTAGATACAGGTGAGATTACAGTCAATCAGTCTACTTTAGTGCCAAGCACTATATTTACCTCTATAGAGGATTTTGTTAAAAAAACTATCAAAGACAACCCAGATGGTGGAGTAGTAAAAGATGATGCATATTATGATAGTTTAAATGATCCGAACATTAACCCTAATAAATTTAATGCAAATGGAGAAACGGAATATGATCCACATGATCCTGCAAATAACAGATTAGGTGAAACTGAAGCAGATAGAAAATATCAAGAGGCAAGGGAAGAATTGGCTAGATTAGAAAAAGAAGAATTAGACAGAAAATTGATACTTGCAAATGATCAAGCTATATTGGATGCAAAACTAGCAAAAATTGAAAGAGATAAACATGTCAAACAAGCAGCAGAGAAGGCAGCAGAAAGAGCCGCAGCAGCAGCAGCCGCAGTAGAGCGTGCAAAAGAAGTAGCCAAAACATTGGCACGTTCTAATGCCATATTTGCATCACATGGTACTGGTGAAAATTCAAATTTTTCAAATAGCAACGGTCAATACAGTTCATCTAACAATGGACAGACAGGTAATACTCCTGAAAGAGGAGCACAGACATTAGATGGAAGAGGTAGATTATCTAGTGGAGCATATGCAAATAGAGGAATCAGTGAAGGAGCATATGAAAAAGCAAGTGCACCTAGAGGTCATGTTAATACTTCTGCATCAAATAAAAGTAATTTGAAACCAGAAACAGTAGCTTTATTCAAAGCTATGGGTATTTCAGGATATGCACAAGGATTTGATGGAATGATTAATTCTCCTACATTGTTTATGGCAGGAGAGGCAGGAGCAGAACATGTAAAGGTAACACCTAGTAGTCAAGGTGGTGGTGGTAGTGGAGGTAGTAACATTACAGTAAACATACAAAATATGAACGCAGGTGATGATGACTTGAGAAAACTAAAGAAAACTATATTAGAAGTAATACAGCAATCATCTGCTAACAGAGGAAGATTATGACAGAAATATACTTGGTAAAAACAGGAGGTACTGAAGAAGGCAGGGTATATCAAATATCCAACATTAATAATTTTAACTGGTCAGTAGAAACACCTGTTACGCCAATGCCATTGCCTGAAGACTCACATGAAGAAAACATATTGGTAAAGATGGAAGGCAATACAGCAAAGATTGATGTTTCTTGGACAATGAGTGAGGGTGCATATTTTGGAGAATTAAACAGTAGTAATGTATTTGTACCTGATAATAGTCTA